GCTTTTAAAAACAAAATTGAATTATTAGAACAGCTAATAGATAGTAAAGCAAAAATAAATTTTAATCAAGGTTTAGATATTAGATTTATGAGTGATGAAACCATACCTTATTTCAAAAGCATGAAAGAACGAAAGCAAATACAGATGATACATTTTGCCTGGGACAGAATGAACCAATCGGAATTAATCATTAAGAATTTAACTAATTTTAAAAAAGAAACTAAAATAAATGACAGGAAACTAAGGGTTTACGTATTGGTTAATTATGAAACTACTATGGAAGAGAATCTATATAGAATATATAAACTTAAAGAATTAGGGTATGATCCTTACGTAATGATATATGATAAAGAAAAATTACCTAAAAAACATGAAATATTAAGATTGCAAAGATGGGTAAATAATAAATTTATATTTCATAGTAAAAATGCCGAAACATTTGAAGAATATTTAAAATATATCAATTAAGGCTGATTAATTTCAGCCTTCTTTTTTTATTTAAGCAAAAATGTTATAATAAAGTAATGGAGGTGGAACGGATGCAGAACCTAACAGCAAAACAAGAAAAGTTTATAAGCGGCTTGATAAAAGGGCTAAGCCAACGAGAAGCATATAAACAATCGTATAGCACTAAAAATATGAAGAACTCAACTATAGATGTTAAAGCTAGCGAATTGCTTAAAAACGGTAAGGTGTCGGCTAGGTTTAATGAAATCAACGGTAAGGTTGTTAAAAGAGCAGAGGAAAAAACAATTGCAAACGCTACAGAAGTATTAGAATTTTATTCGGATTTAATGAGGGGAATTAAAAAAGATGTAACTATTGTTACAAATATGGAAGGAAAAGTTGAAGAAAAAGAAGTAAAAGCACAATTAAAAGAGAGAATTAAGGGAGCAGATGCATTGGCTAAAAGATACGGAATAGACAAAAAGACAGAAAAGGCAGGAGACGAAGGAGTTGCTATTACATGGGATTGATTAAAATAAAAATGTCAGATGAAGTAGCACCTTCTTTTAAAAAACCTTATTATGATATAAAAAATCACAAATATACTCATTATATTTTTAAAGGTGGAAGAGGGTCAGCCAAGTCAAGCTTTGTGTCTAAGATAATACCAGTATTATTAACAAGTAATAAAAAATTCAACTGTGTAATACTTAGAAAAGTAGCTAATACCCTTAAAAATTCTGTTTTTAATCAGATACTTTGGGCATTAGATGAATTAAATATAAGACATTTATTCAAAATAAAAGTGAGCCCTTTAGAGATTACATTTATATCAACAGGACAGAAAATAAAGTTTTTAGGCTGTGACGACCCAACAAAAGTAAAATCTATTAAGTTTGAAAATGGTTATCCAGCTATTGTTTGGTTTGAGGAATTAGACCAATTCAGTGGAATGGAAGAAATAAGAAATTTAGAACAATCGCTTTTAAGAGGTGGGGAAAAGTTTTGGATATTGTATTCTTACAATCCGCCAAAGAGCAAAAATAACTGGGTTAATGAAGAAATGCTAATAGAACAGGATAATAGAAAAGTGTATCATTCAACTTATTTAGATGTTCCTAGGCAGTGGCTAGGGGAACTGTTTTTTATTGAAGCTGAACATTTAAAGAATAAAAATGAGAGAAATTATAACCATGAATATATGGGCGAAGCTACTGGAACTGGTGGAAGTATCTTCGACAATGTAACTATAAGACCTATTACAAATGAAGAAATTAAGATAATGGATAGCTTTTATTACGGAAATGATTTTGGCTTTACAATAGATCCTAATAGTTTTGGGAAATTCTACTTGCATAATAATAAATTATATATATTAGACGAAATATATTTACCAGGGTTAGGAAACAAGACTTTATATAATAAAATAAAGGCTAAAGGGATAACTAATGAAATAATAACATGTGATTCAGCAGATCCGAGAACAATTAACGAGTTAAGAATAATGGGATTAAATGTATGTGGTGCTAAAAAGGGACCCGACAGCATAGATCACGGTATGAAATGGTTACAAAATTTAGATGAAATAATAATCGACAAGAAAAGAACACCTAATGCAGCTAAAGAATTTGTAGGATATGAATATGATATGAATAAAAATGGTCAATTTATAAGTAGATATCCCGACCGTGATAATCATTTTATAGATTGTACTAGATATGCATTAGAAAACGTAATGAAACAGAATAAATGGGGGTGGTAATAATATGTTAACATATCAAGATTTTGAAGCAGTAGAGAATAAAGAAAAGTTTATACTGAAAGCTATACAAGAATTTAAAGCTAGCAAAATGTATCTTAATGCTATAGATGCAAAGGCGTATTATGAAGAAGAAAACACAACGATATTAGGTAGAAGAAAGACTTTTATTGGTGCTAATATGATGCCTGTTGATGATATAACAAAAGCCAACAATCAAATACCTTCGGGGTTTTTCCCTGTTATAATAAAGCAAGCTAATAACTTTTTATTAGGCGGTGGGATTGATCTAGGCGACGAGAACAAAATAAAGGATAATCTAGGTAAGAACTTTGAGATTAAAATACAGCGAGCTGGAATATCTGCACACGTTGCTGGAGTAAGTTGGGCATATTGTTTTTTAAATGCTAAAGGAAAATTTAGCACTGATATATGGGAAGGTACCGAGTTCATTCCTTTACTAGATGAATCAAACGGTGTATTAAGAGTAGGCATAAGGTTTTGGCAAATAGATAGTAATAAGCCTCTGTATGCTGAATTGTACGAAGAAACTGGCAAAAGTAAGTATAAGATAAAAGATAACAAAGTAGAACTATTAGAAGATAAGACGGCTTATATAATTACAAGAGGCAAAGATGTGCTAGAAGAAACTATCATAGGCGAAAGTAATTGGTCTATGTTGCCTATAGTTCCTCTTTATGTTAAAGATAATCATAGAGGCGATTTAGTAACAGGATTAAAAAACAAAATAGACCTGTACGATATTATCCAATCTGATTTTGGCAATAATCTAGAGGATATGCAAGATGTTTATTGGGTTATAAAAAACTATGGTGGACAAGATTTAGACCAATTTATCAAAGATTTAAAGTTTTATAAATCGGTAAAAGTACAAGGAGAAGGAGATGCTACACCTCATACGGTAGAAATCCCATGGCAAGCTAGGGAGAAAGCTCTTAGTATATTAAGGAAAGATATATACGAGGGTGCAATGGCAATAGATACGGAAAAAATAAGTGGTGGAAATATAACAAACTTAGATATTAAAGCTATGTTTACGAATTTAGATTTAAAGACTAATGAGTTTGAATGGAACTGTAAAGATTTTATAGATGGAATAATCACTTTATATAAAGAGTTTAGTAATGATACAACGGAATATAGTATTAAATTTACACGCAGTACGCTAGTAAATGAGAGTGAGATAATTGGTAATATAGTATTGTTTAGGGAAGATATATCGCTAAGAAAAGCGCTAGAGCTTAACCCTATGATTGCCAATGACGAAATAGATAAGATAATAGATGAAACAGAAGAGGAAAGCGTTAATAGAATAGAAATTCCAGAAGAAGGATAAAACCTTCTTTTTTATTGTTGCAATACGTATTAATAAGTAGTATAATATAGGTAAAGGGGTGATTGAATGTATATAGAAATGAAAGATTCAGATTATTTAAATACAGATGATGCAGAAGAAATGTTCAGAATCGACACATCAAAAACCGATTTCAAGTTTGACAATAGAGATTTTGACGAAATCATGGAAAATGGTTTTGAAAGGGGATTAAATGATTAGTAATCAAAGCTTCACAAATATACAACCGACTGGCAAATACTCACTATATGTTGTTTTAACTAAACAAATCAAAGAGTTAGGAATAAAGCAAGGTAATAAAGTTTATTGCTATGTGGAAGGAAAAGAAGGTAAGAAAAGAATTATAGTAGAGGGGGCTGAATAAATGGAATATGTTAATTTTAAAGCTGCTTTAATTAGTAGCTTTTTTATTTATAAATATTTGAAATAATTATTGACTTATTAGTTATAAAGTTATAAACTTATAACAAGGGGGATAATATGAAAAGAATAGACGTTGAAGTTGAAGAAGAATACAAGAAAATAATTCAAATGCACGTGTTACACCATGGCTACAATAGTTTAAGAACATTTGTATTAGAAGCTATTAAAGAGAAAATTGAAAGGGATAAGGAGGACATTGAATAATGAATTTTGAGCATGGATATGGATATAAAGGGTTTAAATTCTTAGAACGTGAAGACATTTTAGAAGAAGAAAGAATAATTAGTGATGAAGTGCTAAAAGACAAAATTGAATTTGATTTAAAACTTACAATTGAAGAAAATAAAAAAGCAGAAATAAAACAATTTATAAAAGAAAAAATAAAAAAGCAATTAGAAGGCGGGCTAAGCAATGAATAATTTTATAATAGCAGAACAGTTTTTAAAGCAGAACGATAAAGTTCAGAAGATATTTTTAGATTGGTGGAAACCACAAAAGTTTGATTTGTTTTTTGCAGATTTTGGAGAACATTTGTCAACGACAGAAAGCTGTATAATAGATGGTTTTACAAAACAGAAAGCTGAACAAACAAAAGGAACAATTAGATTTCCACTGCTACAAACGTGCCAACTAATTAATTTCATAGAAGAAAAAACAAAACGTTATTTGGAAATTGTTCATTATGGAAAATTTGGATACAGCCTAGTACTAAATGACAATGAATATGTATTTAAACATTTTGACAATTTAGGTGATAATTTATTACAGGCATTATGGCAAGTGGCTTGTAAGATAGCAGAAGAAGAATAGAAATGCTTTAAAATAATAAGGAGTGATATTATGTATGAAATGGGTTTTGAAAAACGTAACTTTTCAGAAAGAGAAATAAGAGAAATGAGAGAAATGAGAGATAAAAAAAGGAATGAAGAAATAAGAAACGAAATTATTAATAAATATTATACAACAGGTGAATTGTCCAGACTTGATGCTGATTTTGATGGTGTAATGGATAGATTAGCCAACCCGCCTTGGGCAAGTAGCCGCCTTATGGATGCTTATAATCTTCGTAGCACACCTTTTAATGGTTCTGATGAAGAAAAAGAAGATGCGATAAATAGTGAAATCTATTATGCACAGAAAGAAAAAGAAAGAATAATACAATCTTCAAGAGAAAATATTTTAAATGTTTTAAGAAACTCAAACGGTTGTTTATAAAATCATTTATTGGGACTAGATTAATTTCTAGTCTTTTTTATGTTATAATTTAATTGAGGTGATAGCATGGAAGATTTAGCCCATATAAATACGGACAAGGTCATAGAAAAGTTAGAGAATGAAATAAATATAATGTATTCTCAAGCTAAAAGAGAACTCCAAAAGGAATTAAATAGTAGCCTTAACTGGAATAAAATATTGAATATGAAGGATAAAAGAAAGCGACTTGCAGAATCAAGAAAAAGGAATAGACTTAACAAATTAATTAATAAAATGTCTTATATAATTAAAAATAAGAATAAGATTTCTTTAGGTATAATTGATGATAAATTAATAGATATATTCGCAGATAATTATAATTGGGGAGCTTATTCGCTGGAAAATATAACGGGTTTTAATTTAGACTTTACACTTTACAATCGTGAAGCAATAGCAGAATTATTAAAAGACACTACACCAGTCTTTACAAAGATGGCTTATTTGGGTACTAAAGACCTCACAACGATTCGGAGCGACTTACGTAGGCAATTAACCGTTGAAATATTAAAAGGTGGTACAATAAAGGATATAGCTGATAAAATTGATAAGGTAACGGATAAGAATAACTTTGGGAGTGTAAGAATTGCAAGGCCAGAGGCGAACAGAATAGAAAATAGTGGAAGGCTTAAAGCTTTTAAAGATGGTGAGGAAAAAGGACTTAAGCTAAAAAAAGAATGGATCAGTACAATAGACAAAAGAACTAGGGCATCACATCGAGCATTACAAGGAGAAACTGTTGGGCTTGATGAAACATTCAGCAATGGATTAAGATACCCAGGAGACCCACGTGGAAGTGCTAGTGAGACGATTATGTGTCGATGTACTCACATAGTAGAATTTATAGGAATTGAAAAAGGTGCATCAGAGTTGGAGCTAGATGAAAAGCTTAAAAATATGTCGTACTCAGAGTGGAAAACAGATAAGGAGGTATAGAAATGCCAAGAAGAAGTAATATATCTGGACAAAATTTCAGCATGAGAATAGAAAGCAACGTACCAGCTGTAAAAGCAGAAATGAAAAGAAAGATTGACTTGATACTTACAGCCATCGGTGAGAAATGGAGAAGTCTAGTCACTGGAGAAATTACAACTCGTAGGATAGTAGATACTGGAGCGTTGAGAAGATCAATGAATTTCAAAACAAATAAGTCTGCTAAGAATGTCAAGGTTGGATCACCTTTGCCGTATGCAGCAAAGCAAGAGTTTGACAATCCAAAAGGTCCATATATCAAACCCTCAATACTAAACTACAAGGAAAGCTATAAAAACATATGTAAGGATATAATGGAGGAATAAAAAAAGACTAGAGGCTTTCTAGTCTTTCATCTACTTCATTTACAATAAATTCCATATTAATCCTTGCCTGTTTACCTATTGCATAGATTTCTAATAATTACCCTGGTTCTGTATTATCTAATGTAAATTTATTAGTTTCTTCGAGTATAAATAGTGTAGCCTTTAAGAATTTCATCCTTCTTCTGTATGCTTTTATTAATTTTATTAGTTTCATTTTGCTCCTCCCTAGACTAATTTCCTAACAAACCATGGACACGGTTCTCTCAATCCACACCAGCTCTTGGCTCTTTCTAACCCTTTAACCTGTATAAGCCTATTGCACTTACTAGTGTAAGAATTCCACTCGTATATGCCCCGCCAATCGTCTTCTAATTTTTCAAATTTGTAATCAAACCCATTTGCGCGGTATCTCATGGTTTGCCCCTCCTTTCCGGCACTAACTGATATTGTCACTTTTTTAGATTCCCACTTGTCCTTTATAAATACCGTTCCCTCTCCATCTGGGGATAATATATAATTTCCGCACCTTTTACAAATTTCATCATGTGGCAAATGTTTGCAACCGTAGCACGAATATTTTAGCATTCTTTTTCACCAGCCTTAACAACTTCAATAATATTAACATTTTCATGTAAGTCAACAATGCAACAGCTAGCCTGTATTTTAAAATAACCATTATAAATTATTATCTTTCCCTTATCGCTATCATCTTTAAAAAACTTTACAATGTCGCCGTTACATATTTTTACACCATTTCTATCATTTTCACCAGTATATTCTTTATCCATCTTTAACCCTCCTAAATTTTATACCCATATGGATCAATTCCTAATTCTTCGCACTCTTTCATACAGCTACTACTGCCCGCTGCATAAGTTCCTTGCATCAATATATCCCTAACAACACACCAATTAATGGTTCTGCTTCTATATGCTTTAGTCATACAATTAATAAAATTATTTAATATCCTTAATTCGGTTTCTTTGTTCATGTTTAATCCTCCTTATATTCCAAAACATCAATTTATATTCACATTACCCGGTTTTTTATTCTTAATCGCCAACAACCTCTAATGTTTCTAATTCTTTTTTATTTCTATCTTCGCCAAATTGGTCTAATAGTACACCTCCTAATATCCAACCTTTTTTCCCTTCAAACGCATCTATCCCAAATTTTACATAACGTATACTTGTATAGCTTACTTTACCATATCTGTAATAAGTGTATTTAACTTTATCGCCACCATATATTTTTATACCATTCATATCATCTTTACCAGTATAAAATCTATCCATCTTTAACCCTCCTATTCCGCACCTTTTAATTGTTGTTTTTTAAATGTTAATTTAATACTGGTTATTCTTTTCCCTCTCTTATTTTCCTGGTACTTAATTTCAAATTCTTGTGATTCGTTTATTTTATTAATTGCGGGGTATAAATATTTCGTTAAGTCGTTTGTAGTCCCAGACATACCAAAGAAACTTTTTAAATCTTTTATTGTTCTGACACATATACCAGTTTCATTGTACCTACTAATTAACATGTAAACACCGATTTCATATTTAGAATTTAAACCTTTTATAATATTAAAATCAAGTAGTGTGAAACAACTTTTAATTAAATATAAATATTTCAGAGAGCTTCTTGTAAAAACTATTTTAAAGCTTTGATTTTCTTTGTTAAATTCTATTGTTTCAGCTAAGTTTACTATTTTCATATATTTTTCATCTTCATAATTTATTTTAGTGTTAATTACTGTATTCATAAAATTTGTAATATCTTCATTAGTGAAATTCTTTATGCCTGTTTCTTCTTTAAATGTTTCTAAACTAACTTCTATATCTAAATTATCAATTCTTGTATCGCAATCATCTTTTACATCAAAACAGCTTCCATCTGCTTTCTTTTCAATAGATTTCATTTTTGAATCAAATTTATTAATAAAATATATAAACATTTTAATTTTAGTTATTTTATTTCCTTTGTATTCATTTAACAGATTAAAAACAACGTCATTGCTAAGTTTGGTTATTCTTTGTTCCTTTTTCATTTCATCACCTCTTTACATCTATTATATCATATAAGCTACTATAATTCAATTGTTATATCGTAAATTAAATATCTTTTTATATAGCAAGATTCACAACAATATATAATAATACATTTTTGAAAGTTCAAAATCACTAATCGTTTTTAGGCAATCACTAATCGTTTTTAGGCAATCACTAATCGTTTTTAGGCAATCACTAATCGTTTTTAGGCACTTTTCAAAATAGCTTCAATCCGTTTAGCCGTATAGCGTTAGGTGCATTCCAATTTATGCCCTATAATAACTTTATAATTACTCTATAATAATTAAAGATTATAATAACTGTTCGTTTCGCTGAACAGCATATTTTTTCTCTTTTCTTTCTTTTAAACATTAGCTTTTACTGTAAAAGAATAACCCATTTGCATTTACACAGTAATAACTATATAATGTAAGTAATTAATCTTAGTGTAGCCCACTATAATAGCTAAAAAGATTATTGGAGGATAATATTATGGATATAAAACAGACATTGATTGATAATGGAATAGATACAGAAGTAGCAGAAAAGACAAGTAAAAGTATAAAGGCAGATATAGGAAAAGAATTTGTAAGTAAAGAGCAGTATAATAAAAAAGCTGGGTCTATTGCAGAATTTGAAGACAAGATAAAAGAATTAGAAGCTTCAAAGATTGATTTAGAATCAGAAAATAGTAAGTCTGCAAAATATAAAAAGGATTATGATAATCTAGTTGTTGAACATAATGCTTATAAAACAGAGGTTGAAACAAAAGAAACAAATGCTACTAAAACATCTAAGTTGAGAGAGAACTTAAAAACAGATGGATTTAATGAAAAGATAATTCCACTACTAACTAAAGAGTTTGACTTAAATAAGATGGAAATTGTAGAAGACAAAATAAAAGGATGGGATGAACTTTCTAAAGGAGTTAAAGAAAACTATAAAGACTTTATAACGACTACTTCAACGGAAGGAAAACCACCAGCAACACCACCAATAACACCACCTGAAAATGATGACCCGTTTTTAGCTGGATTAATGAGTAAAGAATAATAAAAAGGAGTGAATTGAATGCCAATAGATTACGCAAGTAAATATGATAGTGCGGTACAAGAAAGATTTAAATTAGCAAGTGTAACTGAAAACGCAGTAAATAAGGATTTTGATTTCACAGGAGTTAATACGGTAAATGTATATAGTGTAGGAACGGTTGCAATGAATGACTACGTTTCAAGTGGTACTAACAGATATGGTAGTCCGGACGAATTGGGAAATGAAAAACAAACAATGGTTTTAGCAAAAGATAGATCGTTCTCTTTCACGATTGATAAAAGAAACTATACTGATACAATGATGACAATGGAGGCAGGAAAAGCATTAGCAAGACAAATTGACGAAGTTGTTACACCAGAGGTTGATATATACAGACTAAGTAAAATAGTTGCGGGAGCGGGTACAGCAGCAACACCATTGGCAATAACAAAAGCTAATGCATATGTTTCATTTTTGGATGGTAAAACAGTGCTACTAGAAAATAAAGTACCACTACCAGGAACTTTTGCTTATATATCAACAAACTTTTATAAAGCAATAAGACAAGACGATGCATTTATTAAACCTTCTGATATGGCACAAGAAATGTTAGTTAAAGGTCAAGTTGGAATGATTGAAGGAATACCATTAATATATGTACCTAGTATTTATTTACCGGAAAATGTAGAATTTGTATTAACTAATAAAATAGCAACTACATCTCCAACTAAATTAGCAGAATATAAAACACATATTGACCCACCTGGAATTAATGGGTGGCTAATCGAGGGAAGACTGTACTATGATGCTTTTGTACTAGATAAAAAAGCAAAGGCTATATATGTGCATAAAAGTATTTAGGAGTGATATATGATGCAATACACAGTTAAAAAAGGTAAGGAAATATATGTGCTAAGGGATGGAATACAATTATCAGCTTTTTTGAATAGTGGCTGGGAACTTGTAGAAAATAAAAAGAAACAAATTAAAAAAAGTTCATAATATTATCTCAATATAAGAGAGCCATGATGTAAAAGTTGTGGCTTTTCTGCTATAATTAAATAGAGGTGATAAAGTGAATATATTAGAAAACATGATGAAAGAATGCAATAATTATTTTTATAGATGGAAAGAAACAAAAGTTTTTAAAATAGAAAACAATGTTATTGAAATAAAAGGGATTTATTTACCAGGACAATATATAAACATAACAGGTTCTGTAATGAATGATGGGATTTATAAGGTAGAAACAGTAGTTGACAATAAAATAACTGTTATAGGACTTAATGATGAAGTATTTGAAGGTATCATATACGGTCTAACTATTCAAAAAGGTTTTATTAAATTATCTGAAAAAATAGAAGAATACATTAGCAAAAATACCATTAGCAACAAATCAAGTGAAGGATTTAACAACTATTCGGTTTCATTTACTAAAGACAAAAATGGCAAACCATTACAATGGCAAGAAATATTTAAAAGCGATCTAGATATTTATAGACAGGCATTTGATGGCAAAAGGTGGGTGAAAGAAATTTGAGTGTGCAAGATTACTATGAAGAACTTGTAATAATGGAAAAGACACAAATATCGGGACCATTTGGCGAAGAGATAACTTATATAGAAGGTAATATCGTAAAAGGGGCAATAGGAACATTATCTAAACAAGAATTACTTATCGCCGAAGCCAATGAAAATAAATCTATATATATAATAACAACGGATAAGACAAATCCGCTCGAATATGATATAATAATTAAAAGAGTAAAAAGCGGGCAAACATTGAGAATAACAAGCAATTGGAGAGATGCAGAACCGCCTAAAATAAGTAGTTTTAATTGGGTGCAAGTAAATGCAGAAAAGTTTGAAATCCCGAAATAGGAGGTAAGATTATGAGCTTTAAAGATATGTTAAAAAAGACTAAGGAGAATGCAAAACAGAAACGAAAAATTGAAATACAAAAAAGAGCTGAACTTAATAAGCAAGGGGTACCATATTGTCCTAGATGTTTAAGCACTAATATAACCGCAAATAAAAAAGGCTATGGGCTATGGAAAGGAGTTGCTGGTGTAATTATAGCAGGCCCCGTTGGATTGCTAGCTGGCGGAATTGGTAAAAATAAGGTTGAATGCACTTGCCTAAAATGCGGGTATAAATTTAAAGCTGGTAGTAAGATATGAACGTATTGCAAACACAAATAAACATATATGCTTTTTTAAAACAATTTGCAAAACCTTACATGGAAAATGAAGTTCCAGAAGGAGCAACTTTCCCGTACTTAACATATACATTTGATATTGAGAATTGGAGAACAACAGGAATAGGGCAGATAAGGTTATGGGATATGGGAGAAAGCACACAAGTTATATTTGAAATAGTAGAGGATATAGAAAATGTTATTGATGAAGGATATACAATAGATAATTTAATTATGCATGCTGGAAGTCCTTTTATACAGATAGTCCCACAGGAAGAAGAAAATATAAAATGTTTATATATTAATTTAGAAATAGATTATTTATAAAATAGAGGAGGAATAAAAAAATGATAAAACATTATATTACAAAATATAGAGAAAACGGTGTAAAATATGCTGAAGCATGGGACCAGTTTAATATGTTTGGGAAATGCTTTTGTTTTAATAAAAGAAAAATAATTATAAAATAAAGGAGGAATAAAAAATGGGAAAATCACTAAATGATTTCAGCGCAGATACAGCGAAGAATTTTGAACTAGACGCGGGAATACTCGTAAAAAACGTAGAAGACCCAGGAAGCTTAGATTATTCAACAGGTGTAAAACTAGGGGCAACAACAGGAGGCAAATCCATAGACTTTACTATGGAAATGAGAAATTTATTTGATGATGTTGATGGTGCTAGAGGAAAATACATGGGCGGTGATGTAATAGATTCTAGGGATGCAGCATTGTCAGTAACGCTTCTCGAAATGACCGCTGATAATCTTAAAATAGCATTAGTAGCATCCGATGAAACAGCAAACACCGCGACAGGCGTAACGTTAACACCAAGAGATACAATAAAAGATACTGATTATATAGAAAACATTTGTTGGTTTGGAACTGTAAAAGGGTTTGAATTACCAATGTGTATCGAATTAAAAAACTGTTTATCAGAAAGCTTTTCTTTCACCGCTGCAGATAAAGGAAAAGGAACAATCGAATGCGAAATACATCCAAGACGTGATTTAGCTAATCCAAATGTATCAGCGTTTGCAATACATTTACCACCAGTAACTACACCATAATCATAAATAAATAAAAAAGTGAGGTAATATTATGAGCTTAATTAGTGCAAATAGTGATATAGAATTTTATATTAAAGATGGCATACCAACTACAGGCCTCGCAGAACAAATAAAAAATAAATACAAAAAGAAGGCAAAATTATGAAATTAAATGAGATAAGTACAGATAAGGCACTAGACATATTGTGCAACTTGGCTTTACCAATTACAACTATAGCAGAAGATAAAGAATTAATAAAAGCAATATATAAAAGAACTATAGTAACTAAAGAAACAAGCCAGGAAGATAAAAAAGTATTAGGAACTATGCAAGTAGCAAAGAATTGCAAAACATTAATTCCTGGGTTATTTAAAACACATAGAAATGAAGTTTATGAAATTTTATCAATCATTAATGAAAAAGATGTAGAAGAAATTAAAAAACAAAATGCA